TAGAAATTTTTCTAAAAAATACCGTGATTTTGTTCTTTATTACAATGACATTGAGTATAAAATATTAAATGTAACCTTACCAAACTCAAAAACCGATACCGATAACGGTATTTATTTGGTTGTTCAAGGTAATCCTTTTGGTGATGTGGTTAATAACAACCAAACAGTTAATAAAACATTCTGGTTAAAACCATCATTAAAAAAATTCGATGAATTCCAAAGTGGTTTATCTGACATGGGTAAATTTTTGATGGATTATGATTATGAGTTAAAAAGATATGTTTCGGTTATTAGGTATACAAAAGTAACAGATTCTGGTGTTAGATTAAATACTGAAGAACGATTAGTTTTTCCACAATCTGATAGCAACAATATTGATATTTTTTCCTCAGATTTTGATGTTTATTTAACAAAATTGAATCGAATATCAGATGATTTTGACGAAACTAAAACAAACTTAATTTCAAGATTCTTAACAACAGATTCGTTAAAAGAATTTGATACTGATGATAGGAAAATAAAGTTGATGTTTGGTCTTATTGGTAAAAATTTTGATAACATAAGAAAGTACATTGATGGTATAACCTTCATGACAAATTTAACTTATGACAAAATTGAAAACATACCAGATTTATTGGTTAAGAATTTTGGTAACATGTTGGGTTTTGAAACCTACAATGTTGAAGATGAAAATACAATCATTGAATCTTTATTCAATATAAAAGATCTTAATGTTGAACCTGGTTTAACCCCAGCTGAAATTGATATTGAATTATGGAGAAGAATATTTATAAACGCTTATTATCTTTGGAAATCAAAAGGTACTAGAAAATCAATTGAATTTATTTTAAATTTGGTTGGTTTACCAGATTCTATTTTTGAGATTAGTGAGCATGTTTATATGGCTAGAAATCCGATTAATTATACCGATAAGTCATATGAAATATATGGTAATAATTATTCTGATGAAACGTTATTAACTTTACTGCCTTTTGATAAAGATGGTTACCCAACGGTACCTCACGATGTGAGATACCAAGAAAGTGGTTTTACCACAACAAATGATGGTAGAAACTTTGGACCTTATGATTTTGGTAAACAATACATCCAAGCTTTTGAAAAAAGAGGTAATGTTGATATGTTTACGGTTGATAGATATGTTGATAATGTTAAATCATGGGCTTATAGCACAGAAGAGGTTTTAAGATTATCAGATGATTCTGTTGGGTATACAGAATACTACGAACCAAACTCTAAATTAGTTATCAACTCAAAAGAGTTGGAAGTTTATTTAGCCTCAGATAAAATATTTGATTTATCAATTTATAGATATTACAATAGAAACGCTGTTGATATTAATAGTGATTTAACGTTTAGGGTTGTACCAACAATAAATGGGGGTGATTTAACCTTTAATCAGTTCTTACAAAAATCACTTGACAACTACATTAAGCCAGATAATAGAAAAACAATTAAAACATATCCAACATTAACTAAAATATATTACGATTATCTAAACAGTGTCTCGTCACCAATGACAAACACAAAAGATTTAGAATTCTTAAGTTATTTTGATTCATCTTGGGTAAAATTGGTACAACAATTTACACCAGCAACAACAATATTAAACGCTGGTAAGAAAATACAGAACTCCAAGTTCATGGATAATAAGTTTATCTATAAACACGGGTTAAACAATAGTGTTAGTTGGTTAGGTACAGATGGGTCAGAATTTCAAGATTTAGCCAAAAAAACGGTTAATCAAGGTTTAATAAACCCATTCAATACAATTGGTGTTAACAAATTACCAATTGCTGGTGAATCATCAACATTTACACTTGAAGGTTTAAGGGGTAAAAATTATGTTGGTTATGATCCAACGATTAACGAATATTTTGGTTTTTATTATGGTATTGAAGAAGCCTGCGCTTCAGAACTTCAAATATACAAATGGGAAGATGGTTTAGATTTTGGTAACGATACCATACATTTTGGTAATGTGAACGTTGGAAACCTTGAATCGTTTGGTTTAGGGAACCCAGCTTATGGACCTAATTATTACCCAACCAGTAAAATAATAACATTACCAGATGGTCCTGGTACATATTTATTAGCATTTAAATATGCAAGTAATGATGATTTATATGTTTATAACGCGTCAACCAATAGCAACCCAAGTTTAATAGCTACTTTAGGATCTACAGGTACAATAAGTTCTTATAGTGCTATAGTAACAGTTACTGGTAATACAATATCAGTCTATAACGATCTTAATAATGGTTTTGATTGTTATATTTCAGATTTATTTGTTATACCTTTAACTGAAGTACAAAAGAAGGGTACTTTCATAACATATGATAATAAGTTATATAGACTAAACACAAACACTTTATTTATTAACCCTACCCAAATAAATACGTACCCAGAAGTTAAAAAAAGTTATGTGTTATTGGATGCTGGATATATCTCAGATACCATAACGTTACCAAACGGACCTGGTGATTATAAAGTGACATTCACTTTATCAGGTGATGATGTTATTATCTACGATGGTTATATTTCTGGTGCTACAACTTCATCTAGTACCACACAAATAGATTCATTTAGTATTGTTAGTGGAACAACCAAAACATACTCAGCTAATTTAACTTTAGCAACAAATTATATAACAATTAGAAACATATTTACTTTTGGTAATGATGCTACGATAACAAATTTAGTTATATCACAAAAACATACACCAGATTCGTTAACAGTTAACAGTGAAATGGTTTATGAATATATACCATTTGATGCTGACGCAAAAACATTAACGTTTAAAGATTCTGATTCAATATTATTGATGCCAGACCCTATTTCTGGTAACACACATACAGTTAAATTACCAGAAGGACCTGGAACATATCAGTTAACTTTCACAACAGATACTGGAGATGATATGAGAGTATATGACGGTAAAACAATCGCTGGGACTCTTTTAATAACCAAGGCTCGTGGTGCTGGTGTTGTTAATCACTCAAGTTCAATAACCTCAACTACTGGCTTTATCACTTTTTATAATATTGGTAACGTTAATACACCAAATAAAATTATAGATTTAAAATTAGATGGTGTTCCATTGGATGCGACATCACTTGAGGAGAGAAATTATTATATTGAAGCGATATCTTTTGGTCATGCTCATTTAGCAGCTGACGTTGATTTCTTATGTCCAATACCAAAACCACACACATGCTATTTTAATTTTAGTGGTAATACGATATCAATGGCAACAGCTGGTATCACTGATTATTATGATGAGTCTGGTAAATATTTGACGATTGAACAATCAAAATATTACGGGTATTCAAAAAATACCGTAGCAACAAAACCAAATAATGCTCTTTACGGAACAACATCTAATTGGATTATACCTTACCAAAAAGAAAATATATGGACTACTGGTGTGACTTACTATAAAGGTGATATTGTAAAGTACCCAAGCACAGGTTCAACTTATTATGAAGTTACGTTTGATACTGTTACAGGTACAACAACAACACCAACTGGTGCCACGGTGACAACTATTGTTCCTGGTTTATATCAACATTATACTGGAAGAACAACGACAGACCCTTACATGCATATAAACTCTGCAAACATTAAAAAGAATTTGATTAATCCGTTGTCGGATATAATCTCATTTAATTTAACAAAATCATTATACTTATACCAAGTTTATAGTGGGGCTACAGATCAAGAAACTTATAAAGTTATTGATAATTTATTAAATGATGAGTTATATATTAGTGATTCAAACACGTTATCATTTGATGGTTTTTATTCGTTAGATGAAACTAAAGTTGGTCCTTTTTATACTCCAAATGTTGAATCGATAGGTATACAAACATTGGTTGAATCGATAGATCTGGTTCCAGACACAAATAATTATATAGATTTTGAATCACTTAATACCAATTTTAATTTTGTTAATAGTAATATTAGTTTAAGTAACGGTTATTACTTAATAAAACAAAATAAATATTTTAAATTTGACATAGATTTATTTTTTGAATCAGAACTTATTGTACAACAATCTGTTATAATCAAATTAATTGATCAATTTGGTGGGTTAATTCATGAACAATTATTCACATTTAGTGGTGCTGACGTAAATACGCTTAGAGTTGTTAATTTTACACATGAGGGTGTGTTTTTTACCGATACAAAGGTTTATTTAGTGATTGAACCAGTAACAGAAGGGTGTAGATTATCTAGATACGAAACAATTGATGTTGATTATGCTAATGCTGCAACATACGATTCATTAGATGACCCAAGATTTAGGGTTTATTTTAATGGTGGTAGAGGTTTAATTAATAACCATTATTTTGACGATGCTTTATCAATAGAACCGATTGGTTATAATGATAATCATACGGTAGATAATTATTTATTAAAACTTGAAAATACGTATGATACATACGAATTCATACCAAAATTAAATATAAACCAATCATATGGTGAGGATTACAATTTTGGTTTATTATATGGGCGATATTTTGAAAAGTATAAAAATACTTCACAAATTGGTGATGTAACTTCTTATGAAAAGAAATTTAATAATGATTATGTTAATTTTGAATTAACTGTTAGAAGTAAAGAATTAAATAACACACCTCAATATTATACTACTGGTAGTACACCTCAAATTTATTATTCATTTGCTGGTTCTGAAAAAACATATACAATTTCATCCACTGGAAATTACTTAGGTAATACACCACAGGCTGTTGAAAACACTAGTATAACAAAAAATATTTTTATCGGTAAAACACCAAAACCTAGAGTGGTTAATCTTAATAGACCAAATTATCCGTTTTTAAAGTTATATAATAATGATGTTGAGTTAACAGGTACAACCATTAATTTTTTGGGGTATGATGATGGTCTTGATGATTATAATCAATTAGATTTTAGTGGTGATTTAGTTGACAGTTTAATATCTAAAAAAAGGTATAAATTAATTACTGGTTCAACATACGGATATTTAAAAAAAGAAAATGATGTTTATAAAACAGAACTATATCAAGATATTTTATCTGTTGTACCATATTTCAGTACAAGTATTAATAATTACGTTATTAATGATATCGTTAAAGTTAAATTAAGTAATTATAGAAAAGTTGTTGAAAGCACCACAGGTACAACGGTAGAAACAACTGATGTTGAAAGATTATATGTTTGTGTGGAAGATATAACAGCCGATCATTTATGTAAAATAAGTGGTTATTCATCAACATTTGAAATACACCCAATCTACAGACCAAATGGTGCTAGAACTTGTTTTATTCCAATAGAAAATTATAATTTAAAAAATTTCACACCAATAGGTTATGATAAACAAATTATATTTGATACAACAAGGTCAAATGTTGCTCCTTATAGATACAGAGAACCAATTATATTAGACGGCACACCAACACAAAAATTAGATTTAGGTGACATAGTTAAAACTTACGCTAGTGGTAGTGGTTCGTCAACAGTATATACTTTATATGAATATGTTTACAATAAACCATTAACTTGGGATTCAACTAACAATTATTATCTTGGTGAAATAGTTTATTACCCTGGATCTAATTTTGCGACAGACGCTAAATATAGTTTTTGGTATAACGTAAACTCCTCAACTGGTACTCCACCAGGTGGTGCTGGTTGGTATGAAATGCCTGTAACTGGTACGAACGCCAATAGCCCATTTTGGATAAAAGATATTACAGGTATAACAACAAACCCAAATTTTTATACTAACGGACCAGCAGCGTATAGAGTTAAAAATTTATTACCAACTGTGTCTAGTGTAACTGGGTATGATTATCGCCTACCATTAACTGGAACAACAAATATTGCAATCGCTGATGCGTTTTATCGAACTTTACCTGGTGACACAAACGGTATAGAAGAACACACTGATGTTATCGATTATTTTAGAATAACAGGATCAACATTAGATTATACGGGTACGTCTAACAGTTTAATGACTTTTACTGGTACACAAGATACCAATTTAATACAGAATAGTTACACTTATACACTAGTAAATGGTTTATTATATGGATTTACTTTTCCACAACGATTAGTTGGGCAGGTGTTTTGGATGTATTATAACCCATTAGTTAATATACAACCATTATTTCATAATGTAGGTACTACAGCCGAAGATAACGGGATATTAGATTTTATTGCTACAGGTACAACATATAACAGCAATTCTAATTATCACAGTAAAAAATACACTGTTAGCAGAAATGTTTTATATAGAACAGTTCCTGGTATTGGAACATTTACAAACGCAATAGAACCACACTTATCTACAAATTGGGAAGAGCGTGATTTTATGTTGGTTAATAAATTTACCTTTAAAAAAGATAGATGTAGGGTTAGTATTTATGAAGGTACGATTGAATCAATTAATACTCTAACAAAAAATAACCTTTATTTCTTTGATAGTAATTTAAAATTAAAAACAGGTTTTACAGAACAAACGTTTAGTGGAGCAACAACAAACGAAAAACTATTAAATGGTGTTAATAAACTTTTTGATGCTAAGAACACAAATCTTAGAAGTGTTAAAAATTATGGTTTAACTGGGTTTAGAAAAGTTGGTAGTGACATAATTATGGATTATTATTATGAAAAAGATGATAACGGGTTACCTTTTACTGGTGAGTTTATTGGTGGTTTAACAATAACAAATCCTTGTGGACATACAGCAAAAACAATATTTGGTGCTTTATTTGAAGCTGATTTAACCAAGTTAGACCAATTGAGCCCTAGGATTATGACACCACAAGCTTTACCAGAAAATATTGGATTAATAACACGTTTCCGACCAGAAGTTAGATTAATTATTAATCAAAACGGTGCGTCAAATGTAACCGTTATTGTTGAAAATAATACAGCTGGTACCACAGTGTTTAATAAAGTATTAACTAAAAATAAATATTTTGATGAAAACGTTATTGTTAATTACGGAGAATCTATTACAATTACTATTAAAACTGATATAACAAGAAACCTTAGTAGATATACATCAGGATTCATGGATAATTATACATTATTTGATGCAAATGATAATGGTATTGAAAACGGATATTTTGTTTCAACAAAAACAAACGTAAGTAGATTAGTAACAAGAACAATAAAATTAAAAGATATAAATGAAGGTAGAGTTGTAAAAATTGATTTTGACGGTGCGACAATTGTAACCGCTGAAACGGTTGACCCGAGAGATTACATAAAACTACCATAAATTTATAAAATAACGGTATTTATATAAAAACAAAAAATGAGCTATATAATTAAGAAAAACGATCCGTTGGTTAATGTTAAATTAACCAATAACGGTAGGAGAAATCTAGCTGAGGGAACTTTAAATTTTACATATTTTGGTCTTGGTGATGGTGAAATGGACTATTCCAATGATTCATTCCCAAATGTTAATATTTTAAGACCATCCGATAATGTGTTAGGTTTAAGTTTACCGTTAACATATGATGGTGTTGATTATTTAAACCCAATAACAATTGTTAATGCGATACCAAATGAAATTTATACATCGGCAATAGAAAGAGGTTTTTTTAATTATGATACAACTGGTTCAACAATAAGCTTAAATTCTGATTTATGGCTTGTCGGGCCATTAACAAGCACAACAGGTAGTACAACAGGTGTTACAACAGGTGTTACAACAACATCAATTGATTTAACATATAACAGTGGTGGCACCATAAACTCTTCATATGATACGACAATAAAAGAGGGTGACTATCTATTTGTTAAATTTAAAACCAGTGGATATACAACAAATTACACAACAACACAAGTACCAGCTGATGAAATAACAGTAGAACCAGTTCAATACTTAATGTATACCATAAAAACAATTAATAGTTCTAGTACATATAATTTAACTGGGTTAACCACTGGTACAACAATTACAGTTGTTGTTGATCGTGATTTACCAGCATTTGGTTCTTACGAACTTGATGCGTTTATTTATCCAGGTAAAGATACAATCAAAGATTATTATGATGAAGCAAGCCCAATGGCTTACTGGCAAGGTGGGTTATTAGATTTTTCAAATAATAACACCCAATCAGACTTAGATGTTCCAGTTTGGAACATGAATATAATTAATATTGAAGATATTATTGGTTTAGATTCAACGGTTGATAAATCAAAATATGATGTTGTATCAAAAGATTATTTAGGTACCGCAATAAATTTTAATTATTATGATACAAACCATAAAATTGGGGTTATACATTACACAAATAATACGGTTTCTAATTTTTATGGTGAAGGTTTTTATCGCTCAACATTTAAACTTAAAGTACCTTATATAATGTGGCATAAACAACAGTTTACTAGCAATGTTGCTGATACAGTTGGTTATACATTTGTTGCTGACACAGAATTAAAATTTTTAACAGAAACAAGTCAAGTTGGGTTTGGTTCATCTAAATATCCTTATTATGATCTTGTTGATCAAGAAACTGATAAAACGGTAGTAGGTAAAGTTTTTGTTGACGAAAAAGTTGTTGTGATTGACCACCCAGAATTATTATCAGCTTTATCATACAAAGCAAATAGAAACTGGACATTACCAAAACCTTTGTTAAATCTAACAGAACCAGGTATTTGTGGTAATACAAGCACAACAGGTATTTTACAACCAGGTGAGTATTTGTATGTAACTTATATGTTACTTGATAGTGGTGGTATAACAGGTATGCATTGTGAAGATTACACGACAATACAAAATACGACTACAACAGCTAAGGATGTACTATTCCAATTTAATAAAAAAACAGATGACCCTAATTACACCGAATTTTCTTTCTTAAAAGATTATGATGATAATACGGGTATTGGTTTTAAAACTAATCAGGTATTAATGTTATGGCAAAAATCTACAACAGCTATAAAACCAGATCCAACAAACTGGGCTTATATTGACGTAAGCGAATTTTTGGGTACAAATGGTTGTGTAACTGGTGTTATGAATGTTAATGGTACTAATTTTGAATTACATGCTGATATTATTGACTATGATGCTGATAAATTGGGTTCTCACTCAGTAATTGATATTAACGTTTTTGATGTTTTTGAATTGGGTGACACGCCAGTTGGTGAGATAATAGTTATTTTTAATGGTACCGTACAAACACAAGCATCAGATGACACATTAAGTGACGGTACATATTATGCGTATCCAACAACATATGCCGTTGGACCTAATAGTAGAAGGGTTATTGTTTTTGCACAAGGTTATGGTACTAACCCAGATCTTTTACAAATTTACTATTTAACTGGTACAAGTATCACATCAAAAACAATTAAACAAGTTATAACAGTACCATCATTGGCTACCATTAACTCAAATACAAACGCTGACGCAATTTATAAATCAACAATAGCACCTAATAGAATATCTCTTAAATTAGATAAACAACCAAATAACTCAACTGTATGGTTGTTTTACAAAGGTATGTTATTAAATGCAACAACATATGGTGTTTTTGTTACAAATGAGACAATCGATAATAGACGCGTTGAATTAAATTTTACACCAACACAGGGTAGTGAAATAACAATGTTCTATTTAGATAATTCTGGTGCTGGACAAACAGTATCAACAAATGTTTTAACAAAAGATACGATATCAGCGCTTAGAGTAAATATTGATCAATTTATGCTTGACAATAGTGATACGGATATCTATAATTTAAGTGATTATATTACCATACCAGGTATCTCATCAACAGACTTTAGTTTTGGTGATGAAGTGTTTTTCTTTGGTAATATAGAAACAGATATTAAAGCCACAATATACAAAACACAATTAACTTGTAACGTGTTACCTAATCAATACATAACAACTGATAACCCAACATTTAATTCTGACCAGGATAAAGTTGCGTTTACTCAAATAGGTATTTTTGATTCTAATTCTGTATTGGTGGCTATTGGTAAATTTTCAGAGCCAATAACAAGAAAATATAATTCTGATATGCTAGTAATACAAGCCACAATCGATTTCTAATGGGATTCATAAAAAGAAATAAATACACTTTTGAAATATACCTTACAGATAAAGGTAGAGAAGCGTTTGTAAACGATGGTTTTAAAAATAACGTTAAATATTTTTCATTAATAGATAACTCAAATTACAACCAAATGAGCAATGTGGACCCACACGTTTTAACGGGTCAAACAATACCAACGATAAAATTTTATGACACCACAGAAGTTAATAACACAAGTGAGGTCTATGTACAGGATGCTAAAAGAGGTTCAATTGATAACGATATACGTTTCACTCATGGTTTTTTAGGTGTTAACCAAAGAGCTGAAAATAATTATGTCGCGTATGACCCAGACCTATCAACAGAAACGATTAAGATAATAACATATAAAAACTAATGGCTAGACAATACAATCTTAAAAATTTAAACGGTATACACCTTAAAGCACCTTATGATTACACATCATATACTACTGGGGGTGTTAACGCCTTGATTGAAGATTATGATTTTTACCCTTATAAATCAAATGATTTATCAGATTTTGAATTTATTAACGGGTCTTATAATTTGGTTGATAAAACGTCACCTTATTATAACATGCCAATGGGTGATGGGTTTATTGGTAACAACTCAAAAGCTTCAAGAATCGTTAATGTTGATTACGCACAATTTAAAAAAAATAAGACATTAGTTAAAGGTGGGGTATACTACACAAGTTTTGATATGTACTTTAATTTTAATGGTGAAGGTCAAAACTATGCTGTTAACTCGACAGGTTATACGATTAATGTCAATATCTACGCTATTATTGGTAATAATAAGAAAAAACTTAAGTTATCAAATTTAAAAGTTTATGATTATGCTTCCGCTACGTACAGCGGATCAACATCTAATCCAGTTGTTGCTGGTTATGTTAATATTAGTACATCTTTTTTTAATAACTGGGTTACTATAATAGATTCAAACACAACTTTAAATGTGTCTTATTTACCACATCCACACCAATATGTTATTAATAACAACGGCGCGACATCAATTGGGTATTCATGGACAGAAGGTACTGTTGGTTCCCCTTATTATGGGAACTCACTGGGAGCTAATCTTGCTGGTCATTCGAGCGTTACTAAAATCTCGTTTTCAACACCAGAGGTTAGTGGAGTATCACCAAATTATACAATGCAAGATCAAGGGCTTGCACCAGAACCAAACATTAGCCCGTTTAATATTATGAGTGGTTACATGTTTAAAGTTACAGCTGAATTAGATGTAAGCACAGAAACGTTATTTAATTCAAATATATGTACTGGTAATAAAGATTTTAAAATAATGGTTGATTATAATGGAAGGATATCACAGACAACAGTTGCTTATGTAAATGAAACATTTGATTTACCAGATAGTGCTCCTGTTGGTCCACCACCATCATTATAAAAAAAAATAAATAATTAATGGCAACTATACCAGTAAGTTACAGAAGAAGGGTTGAATATAAAATGCCCGTTTTTAATTTTAGCATACCTAAAATCGGTTTTTACATAAACACCCCAGGCGTTAGTGTAGTTGGACCAGATAAATACCTTACCAATGAATCAGAGGGTAAATTTAATATCCTAAACCCAAACACGAGCTCAATATATTTTAATAACTTAACATATGTAAAGGCACAATTTAGGGATTCTAAATTAAATTCAAGGTTAAACACTTTAAAACTAATATTGGTAAATGAATATGATGAAACCAATTTAGTTGGTAGTGAAGGTATTGTTGGTACAAAACATTACCAAGAGTATCAATTAACAAAAAACGGTAAGTTAATCGGTAAATTAACTTTGGTTATACCAGTTGGTTTATTAGAATCAAATAAAATGTTATTACCGTTGACAACTTTGGAGTTTTCAGCCTTTTACGAGGTTTTAAATTTAAATGTTTTAGACACACATTATTACGGTAAAACACCAACCGATCCAGATAAAAGAGTGGGTGTTGTTGATCTAACTTTTAATATAAAATGTTTTACTGATAACACATTTAACAATGTGGTTAATGAACAAGTTGTTATTAGTGTGATACTCGTTAAAACATAAAAAAATGAATTTAATATTTGATATAGGGGCTAATTTAGGTAGTACGGTAAAAATATTCATAAGAAAATCTAAAAAAATTGTTGCTTTTGAACCAAACAAACTTTTAGTTAATAACTTAAAGGAGATGTTTAAACATGATAATGTTATTATAGACACCAGAGCTTTATCTAACAAAGTGGGTACAAAAGTATTTAACGTTTCTAATGCAGATTCGTTATCAACATTTTCAGAAGATTGGATTCATAACTCAAGATTTTCGAATACAATAACATGGGATACTCAAATTGAGGTTGAAACAACAACATTGGACAATATAATAGAAGAGTATGGTATTCCAGATTATGTTAAAATAGATGTTGAAGGTTACGAATATGAGGTTTTATCTTCATTAACAAAGTTTTTACCAGATACGTTATTTGCGTTTGAGTGGGCTGAGGAAACAAAAGATAAAATTTGTCTTATTTTAGAACACGTAAACAATTTAGGTTACAGATCTTTTGGTTATACGGAAGAAGATAAAGTTTTATTTGATGGTGAGATTGACTGGGTAGGATATGAAAAATTTTTGAAAACTGTTGAAGAATTCAAACCCGAAAGAAAAGTTAGATGGGGTATGATATATTTTAAAAAATAAAAAAAAATAAAAGAGCTGTATATTTATTATATAGAAATAATAACTTGATTTGTACAATAAAATTAATATATTTAAATAAACAAAAAAAATGGGGTTCGTACTACAAAGCGGAAGCACTGAAGAAATTAAAGTTTACCTAACAGAGTTGGGTAGAAGACGACTTTTGGAACAAGGTTTTAAACCAGTTACTTTTTCTATTTCAGATGAAGACGGTAATTATAATGCGTTATCAACTATCGATCAGATAGTTACGGATATAACTGGTGATTATAATGATAATGTTTACGCAATATCAAAAAACATAACAATAAAAAGTCAAATATTAAGAAAATAACATAAAATGAGTGCAATATTAAAAGTTAGAATCCCATACTACAGCAGAACAATTTCTACTGGTACAGATGGTATCGCTGAGTTCTATTTGTTAGAGGCTCCAACACATATACCAGTATTAAATCAAACTGTTGTTATCACACATACAGAAGTTTCAACAAGTACAGGTTTATATACAAAATTAAATGATTTAGGGTCAAACACCAGTTTAGGTCAATTCCAATCACTGACAGACCTTAGCGCTAATCAGGCACAAGTTACAGCTAATGGTGGTTATACTTATGTTTTTTCGATTGCATATAGCGACACACAGTTTTCACAACCACAATATGGTGGGGCTTGTCGTGGTTATATTGAATATGATGTTAACCCAATTAATTACAATGTTTTAAAAACAGTTGAGAGTGTTGTTTTAGTTAATGAAACAGTACCTTTTGATTTATCAAATGGTTTTCAGGAATTAAACCATACATTTAGTGGTACAACATTAAACAGTACGGATATTTTACCAGGTTTCTTTGTTGGTAGACAAGATAATAACACTATTTTTGCTAACTTACTAAAGTCACTTAATTTACCTGTTACGAGTGAAGAATATAAAAAATATTCAAGATCCGCTTACGGTGTATTAAGTGCAGCTGGTACAAATGATACCGTTGCTGTTACAAGAAACGGTGTCGCGTATAAATGGACTGCAATCACAAATACATTTACAGGGTCAACAGATACATTATTAGTTCACCCAACAACTGGTTACACTGGTGAGTATTATGATACTGTTATGCAAACAATTGGTTGTAATGAATTTGAAACAAATAAACCTTGGAATTTACCAGTTCCAAATGATTTATACATGATATTTGAAATACCAAATAACAAATACGGTGAAATCATTGACGGTAAGACTGTTAAATTAGAATTACCTTATTATACTGGTACTTTATCAGGTACAGCCGATCCAAAACGTTTGGGTATTATGACTGGTTGGACAGGACCAACTACAATTGAATTATACGGTACTTACAATACGGCTGGTATAAACAATAATTTAGATAAGAAATTATCTGAACCAGATATTAGTGTTGGCACACTTGGTGTTAGACCTGATTTAGCAACAGTTGGTTCAACAACTTATGAGAGTAATGTTGTATTGTTATTTACGGATGCGGTACAAACACCTTCTGTAAACTTTAACAACTGGGGTGATGCCTATAGTGAGGTTATAAATGGAACTAGAGTGTTTTCACCTACAGCTCAAGAAAAACCAACATACAGTTATAAAAACGATGTTTGTGTTGGGGCTGCTTACTTAGATAAGGGGTTTATTGTAATCACACACCCATTAATCGTTGATTCATATTTCCGTAATGTTTTTGATGGTTATATTTATACTAGCGGTGCTGGTACCGCTATGGTTAAAAACTATGATGTAACAAAAAATATTACTGGTACAACTGTCAATGCTGATAGTAGAGGTGTTGTTAGAACTACAGATTCTAATGATACATATGAGTTGGTCGTGACCAAAGATGGTAACAATGTTCTATGGGACAATACACAATTCATCTACACTGGTGCAACTGATTATACATTATCATACAATAGTTATAACAGCGAAAAATCTTTAAACATTGTTTGTTTGGCATCTTCAGATGAGTTTTTTAAATCAACAAACGATACTGCAAAAGATATGATGAGCGTTGACCAAATGGAAGACTTTGCATCGTTTAAATCAACAAATGGTGATTTATACCCTGTTATTATCACACAATTAGGTATTCACGATCAAGATGGAAATTTATTAGCAATTTGCAAACCAACACAACCAATTAAAAAATATTGGTATGACGTTGTCAGTTTTAATATCAAAATTAGATTATAATTAAATTTTATGGTAAAAGAAGTACAAGAAGAATATTACTTACTTGGGTTAGATGTGTCAACCAAAACAATTGGGATTTCACTATTCAACAATAAAGGAGAGCTTTTGGAGTTAACACATATTTCTCCAAAAGCTAAACCCGAACCTAAAACAAAGACTGAGGAGCTTATCAAAAAATCCGATTTGTTTTATGATTTTATACAGAAGTATAAAACACTCAACATTAAACATGTGGTTATCGAGGAACCGTTATTAAGATCAAACAACGTTAACACCGTTGGTACCTTATTACGTTTTAATGGTATGATTACCAAGATATGTTATGACGTGATTGGTGTTGTACCAGAATACATCTCCACTTATGAGGCTAGGAAATATGCATTTCCTGAGTTTATGCAACCAGGAAGCACTGGAAAACTTGTTTTATTTGGTGGATTACCTAAAGATGTTGATAAGAAAAAACTTATTTGGGATAGAGTATCTAAAAGAGAACCCCAAATTAACTGGTTATTAGACAAAAAAGGTCAATTAAAAAAAGAAAATTTTGATATGTCTGATTCTTACACAGTTATGCTTGCTTTTGCCCACATGAAAGAAATTTTCGAATAAATTTGTTTATAAAAGAATAATTCCTTATATTTGTAGGAATTATGGATTTACTAAATAACGAATTAGAAACAGACAAGCTAATTGATTTATTAGAATCCTTTTTAGGTGAACCTAGAAAGCACTATAAACGTAAAAAGCAAATTAGTTTTGACTGTCCGAACTGTTCTGCCATGAAAGGGGTTGAGTTCGATAAAAAGGGTAATCTTGAGATTTCCTATAAAGACGGTGTGTATAATTGTTGGTCGTGCGGTGAAATAGATGGAACAAAGGGTCGTCTATCTTTTTTAGTTAAAAAATATTCTAATAAAAAAACGCTAGATCAATTCTATAAACTTAATTTTAAGTTCATTCAACAAAAAACTATTGAGGAGAAAAAGGATGAATTAAAGTTACCTGATGAATATATACCGCTTGATGGAAAGATAAGTAACTCTAGATTTAACGTTGCTTTTGATTACCTCTATACTAGAGGTTTAAACGATTCACACATTAAAAAATACAAAATAGGATTTTGTTTGGAAGGTAAATACCAAAATCGTGTTGTTATACCATCTTATGATATTGATGGTAAACTAAACTTTTTTGTAACAAGATCTATTAGTCCAAAAACAACCAAGTTCAAGTATTTGAACCCATCGGTTGAAAAACAAACATTAATTTTTAACGAAGCTTTAATTAACTGGGAAAAACCAGTGTTTTTAGTTGAAGGTGTTTTCGATCATATCGTTATACCTAATAGCATTCCATTGCTTGGTAAAAAAATGTCTGAAAAATTATTTAAAGAATTATATTTTAAATCAAATAATTTCATTATTATTGCACTCGATCCCGATGCGTGGAATGATACCGTTGGAATATACAATAAATTAGATGCTGGCCGACTCTATAAAAAGGTGTTGGTTTTAACATTACCTAAAGGTATTGATATTTCATTGTATTATGAAAAGTATGGACCAGAAAATTTAGGTAAATTATTACAAACAAGTAAAAGAATTAAAGAATGATAACATTAGATCACGCAACCCACACGTATACCAACAGTGAAAAACCAACTGTTAAATATACATCAGTTACTACTGTATTGGGGCAGTACAAAGAAAAATTTAACGAAGATTACCACGCCGAAAGGGTGGCAAAAAGAAAAGGTGTAAGCAAAGAAGAAGTTATTGCTGAATGGAGAGAAATTAACCGCATGGCTAATGAGTATGGAACTGCGCTGCATGAGATTCTTGAAAGATTCTTGTTGGCACCAAACAGAATGTACTCACCAAGAGATGAGTTTGAAAAGATTGTAATTGGTGCGTTTAGAGATGTTTGTTACGAAGAAGGTTTGGGTTTAATTGATAGTCCTTATTTGAAACCAGAGCACATCATGTCAATTGAGTTTAATGATGAGCAAGGTGTCGCAGGTACTTCAGACATTATTGAGGATTTACCAGACGGTGTGTTCTTCAATGTATGGGATTTCAAGACAAACAAAAAATTTGAGTACGAAAACAAATATGGTGAGTTCTTACATTTCCCATTAGATCACTTAACTCACTGTCAATACAATGACTATACAATTCAATTATCTGTGTATGCTGTGATGTACGAGATAGAGACTAAGAAAAAGTTTAATCGTGGGGGTTTATTCTATTGGGATAAAAATATCCAAACGTTTAAACTAATCCCAATCAGCTATATGAAGAAAGAAGCTGAGATGCTTATACAACATTATAAAATGAAAAGAATTATATTATGATAGAAACAATTGCACATATAGCGGATATCCATTTTAGAAATATCCAAAGACATAATGAGTTTAGAGCGATTTGCGAGAACTTTTTTGATCAAATGAAACGAATTAAACCAGAAAGGATTGTTATTGCTGGTGATATCGTTCACTCAAGAAACCAAATTAGTCCAGAATTGGTTAATGAGGTATCATGGTTTTTAAACGGTTGTTCTAAGGTCGCTGGTAAGGTTATTATCATACCAGGCAACCATGACATCGTTGAGCAGAATAAAGAGCGTATGGATGCTTTAACACCCATTATTAAAGCACTTGATGTTGATAACATCATTTATTACACAAAATCAGGTTTATATCAAGATGAAAATGTTATTTGGTCTGTATTTAGTATTTTTGATAACCATATGGCCCCAGAAAACTTGGAAATGAGACCATATAATGGTTCTTATATCGGTTTATACCATGGTACAATTGTTGGTGCTGTGAATGAACAAGGTTTTAAATTTACACATGGTGCTGAAGTAAACAAATTCAGACATTGTGATATGGTTCTTTGCGGTGATATACATAAAAGACAAGTTTTTATGCACGATACCACACCAATTATTATGGTCGGTTCGTTGATTCAACAAAATTTCGGGGAAAATGTTAGTGAACATGGTTTTAACGTGGTTAAAATACAAAACGATAAATCATTATCATATGAATTTTTTGATATTGAAAATCCTGTTAAGTATTTGACGTTTAAAATAAGCGATATCAGTGATATTGAAGAAAATAATGAAATACTGGTAAATGCATAGTTTTAATATAGAAAAATCTTTACATGAGGACATAGTCGACTTTTGTAAGGTAAATCAAATAATTGATATAGACGATTTCATCAACAAAACACTTAGAAAAGGTTTTGATTTAAGAAAATATGGTGAATCGTTTGCGATGTTTTTTAACAAGACTGAAGCTGATATGATTTTTAAAGGACCACCTGTTGAAGAAGGGCCTATTGCAGAACCAGAGGTTATTATTGAGCAACCAAAGAAAAAAGGTGGTAAAAAGAAAAAGGTTGTGGAACCTATTGTTGAAAAAGAACCTGAAGTTGTTGATGAACAACCAAAGGAACCAGTTTATGAGATTAAACAAGAGGAACCAAAACCAGTAAAAAAACCTGTAACATTAGTAAATAAACAAATTAAAGATAATTATGACGTATATGACGAAATCTAAAATAGAGACAGTTGATTTGTATGATAGCAATAACCAAATAAAGGTTATTTGGGAAGATACGTTGGATAACCATTCAACGCATAAAGAAAAACAAATTGAGAAGTATTTCCAAAACAAATATAAAACCACCAAGGTTAAGGTGATCTTTAAACCAATATCAATAAAAAATAGTGATGTTGTTGCTGAAGGTACTGCCGATGCTTCTGAGATTATTTTGGATGAGAACTACCAAAAACAGTTGATTGAAAGTTACTTGAAAGATCAAAATGTTGATGTTTCAATTGATTATTTGATGAAACTTGATAACTCAGTAAATGTTGAGTTAGAGGATTACAAAGAACAAACGAATAGATATAAAAAATTCAAAATTAAGCAAATTCAGTTTTCAAATTTCTTATCATTTGGTGAGGATAATAGAATTGATTTTACTAATAAATTGGGTATTACATCTGTGGTATCAAACCCAGCTAATTTTGGTGGTAAAACAACCATGACGGTTGACTTGTTACTATTCTTATTCTTTGGTGTTACATCAAAGACTGATAAGATGGAAGATGTGTTTAACCGATTCAGTGATGAAGATACTGTTAGTGTTAAAGGTATGGTTGAGATTGAAGGTGATAATTACATCATCAGCAGAAAAATCAACAGAAAACAAGGTAGAAACGGTGAGTATACATGTAAAAGCGAATTAGACTTCTATCAAGTATTACCAAAAGGTGGTGTTAAACAATTGAATGGTGAGCAAAGAAAGTTTACTGATGATTTGATTAAGACTTATGTTGGTTCATATGAGGATTTTTTAATTACCATCTTAACAACTGGTGATAACTTGGATGATTTAATTAAAACAAAACCAACTGAGCGTGGTAGAATTTTAACTAAATTCATTGGATTGGAATTCTTTAGAGAAAAAGAAAAGATTGCTAAGAAAAAACACCAAGAGTGGAAAGAAAAGTCAAAATTATACCACAATAATAGCCAGGAAATTTTAGTTAAGATTAGTGTTGAGGAAGATAAGATTAAAAATAATAATGAGTTTATTGACGGTTTGAATGTTAATCTTAAAACCAAAGTTGATTTATTAAAATCTTTTGATGAGGAAAGGGATGAATTAAATAAAGTCCGTGTTAATGTTGATACTGAATTGTACAAATTAAATGAGGATGATATTTTAGCTGGTATTAATAAGGTTAAAGGTTTTATTGAAACTAAAACAAATGAAATTGAGCAATTAAAAAAGGAAAACCCAAAACCAAAAGAAGAATATGATGTTGATGCGTACTCAACAGCTGTTTCAAACATCCGTGATGCTAGGGAAAAGGAAATTGAATTAAGGATGGAAATCGCTTCAATTGAAAAGACGATTAAAATGCTTGAGGATGGTGAGATTTGCCAATCATGCCAAAGACCATTGGAAGGTGTTGACCATAAGAAAGAAATCACTGAAAACGATAAAAAGTTAAAAACCAAAAATAATGCACATAAAAAAGCAACCATAAGTATCGAAGAACTGTCTAGTAAGATAGAAAGTTACGATACCATTAAAATGCTATGGGATGCTTATAATAAAGCTGAGTTATTGTTACAAAACAAAGAAATGGAGTTGACAAACTATAATGGTAGTTTGGAACGTGGTGAGGATAAGTTAAAAGCTTACGGTTTGGCTAAAGAAGCTTTGGAGAAAAACAAAATAATTGATACCGATTTACAAAGGTTGAAATTTAGAGTTGAAAATGAGACGAACGAAAAAGAAGGTTTGATGTTACAAATCAATGGTTTTAAGAAAGATATTGAATTATCTGAAACTAAAATTGGTGAGTACAATAATTTGATAACTGAACTTAAACGTGAAGAGGTGGTTGATAAAATATTCAGGGTTTATCTTGATGTTTATGGTAAAAATGGTATTTCTAAAATGGTATTAAGTACTATGATTCCGTTAATCAACAGCCACTTAAAAATCCTTTTATCAGATACTTGTGATTTTGATCTTGAGATGCGTATGAATGATAAAAACGAAATTGAGTTCTGGATGATTGATTGTGAAAGTGGTGTTGAAAAACCGTTAACATCAGGTTCTGGTTATGAGAAAACCGTTAGTTCATTGGCGTTAAGATGTGTATTGAGTAAGGTTTGTTCATTACCTAAACCAAACATCATCATATTTGATGAGGTTACTGGTAAAGTATCTAATGACAACTTGGATAGATTGGGTATGTTCTTCGATAAATTAAAAACATTGTTTGAACATATTTGGGTAATCAGCCATAATCCATACGTACAAGATTGGGCTGACCATATAGTAAGAGTGGAAAAAAATGATAATATTTCAAAAGTGTTAGAATCAAATGACTAAAATAATCGACTGGATAGTCTTTAAAATAAAGTATGAGGTTTATTTACTCTTTAATAAACTATTCAAGAAAAAACCTAAAAAGTATATTATGTTTTTTGTTGGTAAGTACCCTGATAATTTTAAACATGGGTTAAAACCAATATTGGATAATGAACATCAATTAAAATGGATTTTTGGGCCAGCTTCAATCATATTAATTTTTCATTCAAAAGAGAATATGAGTTTTTTGGATAAGTTTTTTAAGAAAATGTATTCTGAGTATACAGAGTCATTCTTCTTATTTGATATAACAAAAGAGAAGTACTCAAAGCATGTTACGGATGAATATTATAAACACTTATACACGGAAGGTTCAAAACGACATAATGAACTAACGTTAAATAAAATACAATATTTTGTTGATTTAGTTGCAAAGGCAAGGGAACAATATATTTCTTTATTAGAAGATGAGATAAAAAACGCAACGGAAAAAAGGAGTACAGGTAAAGAGGTTAAAATTAGTATGGATATTATTGATCCAATTTTGGATAAAATAATTGAATACGGATATGAAAGTTTAACAGAAGAAGAGAGATTAATTTTAAAACACTACAATACAGATAATGACACAGAAAGTTAACACAGCACATTGGATCGATCAAAGAGAGATCGCAAATTATTTACAAGACGTAAGAAAACATGAGCCGCTTAGCCGACTTGAGGAACGTGAATTACTTAAACAAATTAAAACTGGTGATAGTAAAGCCAAAGAAAAATTAATTTACTCAAATCTTAGATATGTCATTACTGTAGCAAAACAATATCAAGGCCAAGGAGTAAATTTTGAAGATTTAATATCTGAGGGTAACTTTGGGTTATTAAAGGCAGCTGAAAGGTTTAATTACGAACAGGATGAAGTTAGATTTCTATCTTACGCTGTTTGGTGGGTTAAACAATCTATTATCCAATCATTGCATGATAATTCAAGAATGATTAGATTACCAATTAACGTGATTAATGATGTTCGTAAAGCCAACAAAGAAGCCCAAAAGAATTTTGCTTCCATAAACGAAAACGATATTATTAATGATTTTTCAAATTTACCGTCAGTTGAAAGGTTTGATGATAAATATGATGATGAAGGTTTATCGTTGTATGATATTTATGAAGACAAATCATCACTAAGACCAGATGATGCTTATGACAGTGACAAACTTAATTTAATTAACGCGTTAAATAACGTTTTAAATAACTTAACAGAAACCGAAAAGCTTGTCATCGTTAGGTATTTTGGGTTAGATGGTAACGAGTGCACCCTACAAGAAATATCTGAAGATTTGGAACTAACTAAAGAGCGTGTTAGACAAATTAAAGAGAAGGCTATTAAGAAACTTAGGTTTTATTCTGGTGGAATCTTTAATTTATTGTAATTTTTAATAAAAACTAAATATTTATAAGTATGAACAAAATCGAACAAATTTTGAATAAACATTTTACTAAGATAGTCTTGGTTATGTTAGTATTACTATTCATGAGAACATGTAATAGTGATGTAAGAAGTCTGAATAAAAGAATTGACAAAATGTCTAATAAAGTGGACTCATTGGAAATGACCGTGGTTACACATGAAGATTTAAGAGTTGAGGGTCTTAGAGCCGAAAAACGCATGATCCAGTCAACCGATAGAAAAATGTTAGATGTTACCAGACAAGCTGAAATTGATAAACAAATAAACGCTTTGGAAAACAAATAATCAAATGTTAATATTTAAACACACAAAATCATCAGTTAATGAGGCTTTAACTTTAGCTAAAGTCGTTAAAGACCAATTCGGATCAAATAGAGTTATCGTTGTCTCCGATTTAGAAGACCCTAATGCCGCTACAAAAGAAGTAATTGCAGCTAAAGATATATTAAAGAGAAACGGTTTTATGTGGGATAACACCAATAAACAATGGTGGTTAAACGATAAATTTAAACCGATTGAAACCGTTATTGAAATTGCTAAAAAAGCTGTTGCAGAAGCAAATAAATCTTTGGGTGGGTCAAATGAAGCTAATGAATTAATACAAAAGCTTGAGGATGTTAAAGATGCTGTTAAGTCGGCACCTATTGCACCAGAAACTGATGTAACGAAAGATGATATTGTTAAGAAAATTGACGGTTTTATCAATGAATTAGCTGATGAGGTTGATAGTGTTAGATTAACAGAAAAAATTAAAGATTATTTTGATTGGTTGGCTAAATTTCCAGGTTATTCATTTAATAACCAAATTTTGATTTACATTCAAAAAAGAGATTCAACAAAAGTTAATTCTAGATCTGGTTGGTCTAAGTTGGGTTATATACCAAAAGAAGGAGCACAACAAATTATCATATGGAGACCGACACTTAAACCACCTACCGCTTTTACTAAAAAGACAAGAAAAGAAGAATTTATAAAAAAGTTTGGTAAAGGTGGTAAACTAACACCAGAAATGCAACAAAAGATGGAAAAAATGATTAATGATCCAATCGCAACAACACCTTTTGTCTTATACCCTGTATATGATATTTCTGATGTTGTAAATGACAAAGGTGAGGGAGCATCTAGTGTTGAAAAACCTGAATTAGATTGGTTTAGTACTGAAGAAAACCCGATTGCTGATAAAATCTTTGATGCGATGGTTAAAGTTTACGAGGATTATGGTATTGATTTTGCTGTTGAAGATGCTAAGGGTGGTGAAAAGGGGTATTCAGCTGGTGGTAAAGTTAGAATTTCTAGCGATAGTGCTGGTATTGGTAAAGCTTCTACAGCAGTGCATGAATTTGCACATGAGTTAATGCACCAGAAATACCTTAAAACAAAAGCTGAAGCTGAGAAATCAGGTACTTCTGATGCTAATCTAGGCGAAAAAACAAAACACATTATGGATGCTTATGTTGGTAGAAACATGTCTGAAATTTTGGAATTGCAAGCTGAATCCGTTGCATACGTTGTATTAAGATCATTTGATGTACCAGATTTAAAATATGCTATAAACTATATTGCTTTATGGAAGGGTAGTAGAGATAGTATTATTGGTAATCTGGATGTAATAACAACAACTTCTAATATTATCATTAAAGCCATTAATAAACATATTGTTATGGACGAGGCTGAAGAACAACAAATCTACGGTGATTTAGTTAGCCAAGGTGAGGTAGCAAAATTATTAAAAGCTCCTTTGGGTAGAAAAGAAGACTCACTTGATGAGGTTATGAAAGAAATTAACGAAGCAAAAAACACATTTAAAACAATTTTGAATTAATGCAAGTAGAAAATAAAATAACAAAAAACTTTATAATTGGAACATTTGTTACGTTGTATGTGATGGTGTCTTTGATATCAACAAATTTTTGTTAAAATATAACTATTTATATGTATGGATACTATCACATATAAAATATACGGAGTACTAAACCCAAAATCAAATAAACATTATATTGGTAAAACAAAACATGATTTATTAAAAAGAAAAAAACAACATTATACAGCGGCTAAAAGAAAAACAAATTCTCATAAATTTTATGATTGTATTCTTGCTGAGGGTGATAATCTTGTTTGGTTTCTTATAGAAGATGGTTTAACAGAACTCAACGTTAATGAACGTGAAAAACACTACGTTGGTGTTTATGATTCCTTTAATAATGGTTACAACGGTACGTTAGGTGGTGATGGTGGTGATACTTGGTCTAATAATAAAAATTTAGAAAATTTTAGAGAGCTAAGAAGATTGAATTGGTTAGGTGATAAGAATCCTAATTTTGGTAAACCATTAGATTTTGACCAAAAGGAAAAAATGATTAAAACTAAAACAGGTAAACCGATACATAGTATTGATTACAAAAATCAACTTAGTGATCGATTAAAATGTGAATGGGAATCTGGAAAGCGCATAAATAATTTGATTAATTATTGTGATAACCGTAAAAATGTTATTTTAAGTGATAACCATAAGAATAAAATAAGTGATGGTGTTAGAAACTCTGAAAAATATAAAAATGGGATCAAAACGCGTTCTGAAAATAAACGTAAAAAATATAATGAAAAATTATTAGTGTTTGGTGAATATATAAAACAAAATAAGACAAAACAAAGTATTATGGATATAATGCTGATAAAAGAACCAACATATTATAAATATAAAAAAGATTATGAATCAAAATTTAATAAATAAATTTGTTATAACAACATTTGTTTTATTGTATATCTTAACGAGTTGTATATCAACAATCCACGTAATTGATTTCTTTGAATTATCAAATCCTAAGTGGTTAGCCGTAACATTAGCTTTGGCTTTTGAAGTTGGTGCTGCCGCATCATTAGCATCTATTATAGCCCTTAAAAAAATGAATAAGGGTATTGTGTGGTTTTTATTTTTTATATTAACAGCAATGCAGGCGATGGGTAACGCTTTTTTCGCTTATACCCATTTAACCAATTATCAACCATGGATTGAGTTATTTGGTTTTGTTGATAGTGACCCTATTGAACAGAAAAGAATATTATCAATTGTTAGTGGTGCGATCTTACCATTAGTAGCTTTAGGTTTTATTAAATCATTGGTGGATTATATTAGACCAGAAACTGAAGAAGAAAAAGGTATTGACGTTATAATTGATGATGGTGGTATTAGTGAATACATAAGAAAAGAAAAAGAAAAAAACTTAAACGAAGAAAAGGAAAAAGCTCAGGAAAAACTTAATGAATCACCTGAAATAAGTGAAGAGGTTTTAGTTGATGAACCAACAGCTTTAGCTTTTACACCATATGAAATTGATGAACCTTTTGATGATTCAGATGACAACTTTGAAGAAGAGTTTTTAGTTGAAGCGCAAGTTGAAAAAGAGTTAGAAATTGTTGAGGAACCAGTTATTGAAGAACCTACAACTGAAAACAATTTAGAAAACTATCCTGTTTACGATAAAACCAATGAGATTAAAAATAATGGAATAGAAAATATTATGGTTTTCACAAAAGATGGTGGTAAATAAGGAATATTACTTTGAAAGTAACGAAAATATACAGAAAAACAAAACCAAAAAGAAACAAATAATTCTTACACATACGTCATGTACTATGGATGAGTACTTGACAAAAATTAAAACACGGTACAACGGTAAATATAACCGATTACCGTGTTTTTTTATTTCACAAAGCGGTGAAATTTACCAACACTTTGATCCTAAATACTATAGTATGCTTATGTTGGAACAACAAATAGAAAAAAACTCAATAACTATTTGTTTGGAAAATGTTGGTTGGTTAAGTAAAGATCTTATTTTGGGTAAATATTTTACCTGGAAAGGTTCTGAATACCTTGGAGACGTTGTTGAAATACCTTGGAGAAATAAAAGACATTGGGCCACTTATTCTGAGGAACAGTATATGAAACTTGCAGAATTAATAGACTATTTATGTATAGAATATAACATAATAAAAGATTTTATAGGAAATAATATTGTTATAAACAAACCAAATACGCAAAGAGGGATATTGAATAGGAGTAATTATACAAAAAACAACTACGATTTGTCACCAGCAGCTGATTTTAAGAAAATAAATGAATTAATAAATAAGGGATACAAATATGAACAACAACGATAAAAACTACGATGACATTAAGTCATTACTAAACAAAGTAAGAACAGTTCAATTACAAGAATCAATTAAAAAAACTAAATCATTATTAAATGAGAACGATGAGATGGTTAGAACAAAACCTGTTGATATTGAATCAAAAGACGGTGAGGAATTAACATTTGACAAAATTAACACAGTTGGTTATTTGAGCAAAGCTGATGATGTTCAGTTATCTGATGAAAGTAAAACTGAATTTACGAAAGTTATCGGTGATTTTATTGATGCAACTGGTTTGATGTTACCATACGTTAATATCAGATTAGAAAATGGTCGTGTAATTTTAACAGCTGATGTTATTAAAAACCCAACTTTAGATGTTGTTAAAGAAATTGTGATTGATACTAACGATGAGGACCCTAAAATTAATTTAATCGGTGGAACCTTGATTTTAAACCAAGATTTGTTAAATTTATTGAACACAACTAGTAGATCATATAATGACCGACAAATTGGTAGAAACGCTTTGATTAAGATTACACAAAACAAACAAACACAAAACCCTTTGTAATAATGAAAAAAAACATAATATTTTTAATATTTTCTTTAGGTATTGGTTTTTTAATCTATATGAGTATTTTTAATAAAAAAAATGTCATAATTGATACAAGCCACTACCAAAAAACAATTGATTCATTAAACATGACAATTACAGAAAGTGATTTAAAAATAGATTCTTTAAATGAATCTGTTAAAAATAGAAACGCTAAAATTGCAGCATTTGATACTGAGTTAGCTGGTTTAAAAAATAAACTAAATAAGGAAAAAAAAGTACATGAACAAGATATTAACCGTATTAATACTATGTCTAGCAGTCAGCTATCCAGCTCTTTCGCAAACGAATTTAAGTGATTCAACCTGTTGCGTACCTTGTACAGCAATAAGAAACGCTTTGACCCTTAAAAAGGATCACCAGTTATTAAAAGCTGAAATAGGTGTTACAAGAGATAGTCTTAATTTAATTACAAAACAATCACTGGAAAAGGATAGTATTATTATTGATCAGAAACATATCATATCAGAAAAAGATACGATTATAACCGCTAAAGATAAGGTTATTGAAACAAAGGATAGTCACATCTCAGATTTAAATCATAATATAAAAGTTCATAAAAAACAAAAAAATATTTCTTACATAACTAGTGGTGGTATTTTTATAATAACAATACTACTTTTATTGTAACATTTCCGATTTAAAGACTATTTATATTAATAAAACATACCATGAAAGTAAAAATAACTGATAGCCAATTAGACCAATATTTAAAAGAATGTTTGGTTGAAATGGATAACAAAACACCAATTAATGAAGCGCTTACCCCAACGGATAAGAGTGACATTAAAATTTTGATTAAGAATGAGATAAAAGATTTCTTAAACATTGCACGTGGTTCTCAGTTTGAAACAAAAGTTAAGGATATTATAAAAGATACTGTTAAAAGTAATAAAGATTTCGAAAATAAAGTAGTTGAAATAACCAGAAATGTGTTGGTTCAATTATACAAACAGTTGTGGACCAGAAGAAGTTTCTGGGTAAATGACCTTAAAAACTCACCTAATTAATGAAAAAAGAGGATTTTTTAAAAAGTTTACTAAATGAAGAAGGTGAGGCAACATCAACCGCCTCTGTTCTGGGTGACCCAAGTAGTGCAACATATGGTGGATTTATCGGTCCATTAAGTAGAATCTCAAAGAAAAAATTAAACAGTAGACTTTTTCACACATGGAAAGATTCTAATGTTAAAAACGGTGCTGGTGTTGGTAGAATAGCTATACCACCACAAGGTTACGTTAAAGAACATTTATATAGCACTGAAGGTAATTTGGTTACTGAAAACGATTTATTAGAATGGTTTGGTGGTGATTTAAAACAAAAACCAGCTTATAATGGCGGTCAATTGGTGGCAATTGAACCTAAATGCCTTGCATTCCCATATTGTTCACAAGGAGCTGTTGATAAACCTATTAAACTTATTGGTGAATCTAAAGAAGAGATGTGTGGTGATTGTTATGGATACTGTTCTCATATTGCTAAAGAAACTGGTAAATCACCAGAATTTATCGCAAAACTAATTAGAGAAAAATATTTATCAGAAACAATTGATATGGTTAAAATGGAAAATATCAATGAATCTGTTATTAAAACATTAAACGAATCCATCGAATTGTTGGATGAAAATTATACAGAAGAAAATAAAAATTTAGAAAATACAAATACTATGAAAAATATACAATTAACACCCGAATTTTCATCAAAATGCATGAACGGTATTATGGAAAATAATCAACTTGCAGAATGCATGTATGAAACTTTAATTCATGAAGGTTTTTTACCTGAAACATTAAATGAAGGTGAGTCATACGAAGGTTACTGTAAAACAATGATGGAAGATGCTGAAATTTGCATGGAAATGATTAAATCTTGCATGATGAGCGAAGGTTCTTCTTGCGCTAATGAGGTTTCTAATTATATCTCAGAACGTTTAGGTAATAAAATGGGTGGTTCTGAAGAAAAGATGTTTGAAAGCGCTTATTGGGATGGTGTAGATCCAGAAGAAGGTGGTATATACTTAGAAGGAGAAGATGATGATTTAGAAGATACTAATTCTAATGACGTTGCTTACGAAAAAGCAATGAAAGCAATGGGTAAAGCTGAGGGTTCTGCTAATAAATACGCTAAGATTGAAGCGAGTGTTGAAAATAACGGTGCTAGAGAAACAGCTGTTAAATTAGTTGATACGTTTATCGGTAGAATGTTAGGTGGAATGAGTTCATCTGATCTTGCTGATACAGCTACATTCGCAAATGGTTTAGATACGATTGAGGAATATTTGGAAGACGGTAATTACCAAGAAGCGATTGAAGAAGCTAAAAACACGGCAGAAGCTATGTTAGAAGATGAAGGTATGGGAATGGATATGTTTGGTGAAGGTAATATGGTTGAGGCTGAAGGTATTAATCCAGCCATCTACAAACAATTAAAATATTGCATAGAGCATGGTCATTCTTATAGTGAATCTAAACAACATGTTGCTAAAGAAGTTGACGGATGGAATCTTTCAATGGAAGATTATAACGAGGCTAAAAAGAAATTTGGTAAAGGTAAAAAAGATGGTGTTGAATTTGAAGAAGGCATCCACGACCCAAATATATTATCAAGACCTCATTCAAACCCTGATATCAAACCACTTGAACGATCATCTGAAGAGCTTGGGAAAGAAGCGGATAGTAGATCTGAAAATATGTTGT